TGTATATACTTATAATTTATTATTAACATTAATGTATACATAAGAGTATAGTAGGGCTTATAGATTTTTTGTCTTAATGCACATCTCCTTGAAGGATAAAGATGGAAACAGAACCTAAGAAACGTGGTCGAGGAAGACCCAAGAAGGGTGAGATTGTCGCCCTAAAGAAAAAGAATACTGGTGTCATTGGTCGCCCCAAGGGTGATACGGCTATCATCAATGAGTACAAACTCAGGATGCTCAATTCACCCAAGAGCGCAAAGGTGCTTGAGGCTATCTATGATGCTGCTTTGGACAATGAACACAAGAACCAAGCTGCTGCTTGGAAGTTGATTGTCGATAGGATTGTGCCTGTATCGGCTTTTGAGGCGTCTAAACAGGGTGGTAGTACCCCGAGTATCAGTATCAACATTTCGGGGCTCCAAGGGGCTTCTAGTGGCCTTCCTGAGGCTGTTGAGATTGTGGAGGACATCACGGATGTGGAAGTGAAGGATTATGACCAGTCTTAACTTTCAGCTTCTGAGGTGGCAACAGGAAGTATTTGGATCTAAAAAACGATTCAAGGTAGTGGCTGCTGGACGCCGATGTGGTAAGTCCAGGCTGTCTGCGGTTACGCTGTTGATTGAGGCTTTGAACTGCCCTGAAGGGTCTGCGGTGATGTATATCGCTCCCACGCTTGGACAGGCACGGTCGATTATCTGGGACTTGCTCCATGAGTTGGGTAGGCCAGTAATTAAGTCCAGTCACGTTAACAACCTTGAGATAACGCTGATTAACGGTAAGAAGATTCTGGTCCGAGGAGCTGATAATCCTGACTCATTGCGAGGAATGTCCCTGACGTATGTCGTTTTGGACGAATGCGCGTTTATTAAGCAGGATGTGTGGGAAAAGATCATCCGAGCTTCTTTGTCTGATAAAAAAGGTAGAGCTTTGTTCATTTCAACTCCTTCTGGGAGGAACTGGTTCTACGATGTGTTTAAGCTAGGACAGGAAGAGGATGATGAGTGGAAGAGCTGGCACTTTACCACCAAGGACAATGAAACCATTGATCCGAAGGAAATTGAAGCTGCTCAGAAGACTCTCAGTTCTTTTGCCTTCAAGCAGGAATATCTGAGTTCCTTTGATACAGCAGGTGCTGACGTATTCAAGGAAGAGTGGTTCAAGGAAGCAAAAGAGCCTCAGTTTGGGGCTTACTTTGTTGCTGTGGACTTGGCTGGTTTTGAGGATGTAGCCAAGAATGCAGGAGCATCCAAGAAGAAGCTTGATGAGACTGCTATTGCTATTGTTAAGTTATTGGATAACGGTGATTGGTGGGTTCATAGCATTGAGCATGGTCGATGGGACATTAGGCAGACTGCTGTCAATATTCTGAAAACTATCAGGGACTTCCAGCCTAGTGCGATCGGTATTGAGCGAGGAGCATTGAAGAATGCAGTACTTCCTTACCTGAATGACTTGATGAGGAAAAACAATATCTATGCCCATATTCACGATCTTACTCATGGAAACAAAAAGAAAGTGGATCGCGTTATTTGGTCACTACAAGGACGCATGGAGCATGGTCGAGTCAGCTTCAATGAGAATGAAGATTGGACTGAGTTTAGGGATCAACTCATCATGTTCCCTACCAATGGTGTGCATGATGACCTAGTGGATGCTTTGAGTTATGTGGATCAGCTTGCAGTTGCTAACTACAACGCTGATTATGAGGAAGATGAGTTTGAAATTCTTGACCCGATTGCAGGTTATTAAGGATAAAAATGGCAGAAACTGATTTTGAAGATTCTGGTGAAGATCAAGTTGAAAATGACTTGGTTAGCTTTGTTATTGAACACACGGATCGGTGGCGTGACTACCGTGATGTAAACTTTCTTCCTGACTGGGATGAATATGAGCGTATTTTCCGTGGTCGATGGAACTTGATTGACAAGACCAAGGAAAGCGAACGAAGCAAGATCGTATCCCCAGCAACTCAGCAGGCTATTGAAACCCGCCACGCTGAGATCATGGAAGCTATCTTTGGTCAAGGAGAGTTCTTTGACATTAAAGATGACATCATGGATGTGAATGGTAATCCTCTTGATGTTGAAGACATTAAAGCAAAGCTGAATGAAGACTTCAAGCAAGACAAGATTGTTAAAGCGATTGATGCCATCGAACTAATGGCTGAGATCTATGGCACAGGTATCGGTGAGATTCTAGTCAAGGAAGTCACTGCTTTCCGTCCTGCTACCAAGCCTATTCCTGGTGTTGCAGGCACTGCTGCTATCGGCGTTGAGGAATACAAGCGAATCAGTGTTCCTATCAAGCCTGTAAATCCTCGTAACTTCCTGATTGATCCTAATGCTGACTCCGTTGAGGACGCACTGGGTGTAGCCATTGAGAAGTATGTGTCTTTGCACAAGATCGTTCAAGGCATGGAGAATGGAACCTATAAAAAGGTTGATATTGGTTCTGATTATGGCGCTCAGGCTCTTGAACCTACCCAAGATGAGACTCAGTACCAGGATGATAAGGTCAAGCTGTTGACCTATTATGGTCTTGTTCCCCGTGAGTATCTTGAAGGCGGGAAAGAAGGCGAAGAGTATGTGGAACTCTTTCCTGAAGGTTCTGAAGCAGAGGATTATGCTAATCTGGTTGAAGCCATTGTGGTTATCGCCAATGATGGTATTCTTCTAAAGGCTGAAGCTTCTCCCTACATGATGAAGGATCGTCCTGTGGTGGCGTATCAAGACGATACGGTTCCTGGTCGCTTCTGGGGCCGTGGGACGGCTGAGAAAGCCTTCAATATGCAGAAAGCTATTGATAGCCAGTATCGCGCTCAGTTGGATGCAATGGCACTGACCACGGCTCCTATGATTGCCATGGATGCTACCCGTCTGCCTCGTGGGGCTAAGTTTGAGGTTCGCCCTGGTAAGGCTATTCTGACCAACGGAGCTCCGTCAGAGATCCTGATGCCGTTCAAGTTCGGTCAAACCGATGGTAGCAACGCTGCTGCGGCTCAGAACTTTGAGCGTATGCTTCTCCAGGCTACGGGTACGGTTGACGCTGCTGGTATGCCTTCTAACGTACCACGCGATGCTGGCGCTAGTGGCATGAGCATGGTGTTGGCTGGAATTATTAAGAAGTACAAGCGTACCTTGAGTAACTTCCAGGAAGACTTCCTGATTCCTTTCATCAAGAAGGCTGCATTCCGTTATATGCAGTTTGCACCTGAGCGTTACCCTTCTGTGGATATGGAGTTCCTTCCCACTGGTGTGTTGGGTATTATGGCCCGTGAATACGAGCAGCAACAGTTGATTGGCTTGCTCCAGACCCTTGGCCCTGACACTCCTGTGCTTCCGATCATCCTCAAAGGTATTCTGGCTAACAGTTCATTGTCTAACCGTGGCGAACTTATGGCTGCTTTGGACAAGATGAGTCAACCCAATCCCCAGGCTCAGCAGGCTGCTATGCAGCAACAGCAGATGGATATGGCCCTTAAACAGGCTCAGACTCAGGAACTGTCTGCTAAAGCTTCTAAAGAGCAGGCAGAGGCTCAGAAGACCATGATTGAGGCTCAAATGATCCCTGAAAAGCATCGAGTTGATGTGATTCAGGCTGCTGCTACGAACCTTGATAATGGTAATGACTTTGAAAAGCGTCTAAAACTGGCTGACATGATGCTAAAAGAGAAGCAAGTTAACCTAAAAGCTGCTGATATTGCCTCAAATGAGCGTATCGCAACCCTTCAAATGATTAATAAATCAAAAAAGGCTTGACAAAGTAATCTTTTTAGGTTAAGCTACCGTTATTATTAACTAAGAAGTTCTCCAAATGGACAAAGAACTACAGACTTATTACGAAGAAATGTTTTCAATGATGGCTACTCAAGGGTGGTCATTGTTGATGGAAGATTTCCAAGCATTGAAGGCTAGCTTAAACGATTTATCTACTGTCGCGGACACACAAACGCTTTATTTCCGTCAAGGACAGTTAGATATTCTTAATCTGGTTCTCCAACGCAAGGAGATATGTGAGAAATCTTACGAGGAGCTTCAAGATGAAACGAATCTTTGAGTTCTGCTGTGAGGATTTTCACATAACTGAGGCTTATGTAGATGATAGCGTCCGAACAAAGGCTTGTCCTCTCTGTTCAAAAGACTCTAAACGCATAATCTCAAAACCTATGTTTAAGTTGGAAGGAATTACAGGTCAATTCCCTACAGCTTATGACGCATGGGAGCGCAAAAGATCCGAGAAATTG